AGCAGAAGCATTTGGTCCTATTGTTAGTTTACCAGAATTAGAAAACTGGATTATTACCTGGACATTTAGTGAAACAATTCATAGTAGAAGTTATACACATATTATCAGAAACGTATATGCTGATCCTACTAAAATATTTGATGAGCTAACTGACAGTAAAGAGATAGTTGATTGTGCAGGTGATATTTCTAAATACTATGATGATTTAATTGAACTAACAAGTTATTATAATTTGTTAGGAACAGGTAAGCATAAAGTAAACGGAAAAGAAGTTAATGTTGATCTGTATGACTTAAAGAAAAAATTATGGTTAACTTTAAATAGTGTTAACATTTTAGAAGGTGTTAGATTCTATGTTTCATTTGCTTGTAGTTGGGCGTTTGCTGAGCTTAAGAAAATGGAAGGTAATGCAAAGATTATTAAGTTTATTGCACGTGATGAGAATGTTCACCTAGCAAGTACGCAATATGCATTAACAAAAGTATTGCCAAAAGAAGATCCAGACTTTGAAAAAATTAGAGTAGAATGCGAAGATGAAGTTACAAAAATGTTTATAGACGCAGTTGATCAAGAAAAAGCATGGGCAGATTATCTGTTTAAAGATGGATCAATGATTGGTCTTAATTCAAAATTATTACAAGATTATATTGAATGGATTTGTTGTAAACGTATGACAGCTTTAGGTATGAAGTGTCCTTATAGTCCTGGCCAAGCTAACCCGTTACCTTGGACACAAAAATGGATAGCAGGAGCCGAGGTTCAAGTTGCACCACAAGAAACAGAAATTAGTAGTTATGTTATTGGTGGTGTTAAAAAAGATGTAGGTGAAGACACCTTTGAAGGAATGAGTTTATAATGATAGAGATATGGGGTAAACCACAATGTGGTTATTGCGATGCCGCAAAAAGATTATGTGAATCAAGAAAATTTGAATTCGTCTATAAACAGTTAGGCGTAGATTTCAATAGGGAGCAAGTTTTTGAAAACTTCCCTGAAGCTAGAACATTTCCACAAATTAAGATTTATGGTAAAGCAGTTGGTGGTTATGATCAGTTTCTAAAATACATTGAAGACACTGGTTTTAATGGAACTGGTGAATCAACAGGATAATATATGTTAATAGAAACACAATACCAAGTAGGTGATGTAGTAAGTATTAAACTTTCTTCTGGTGAAGAAATGATTGCAAGATTAGATACAGAAACTGATGAAACAGTTACGTTAGCTAAACCTTACATACTTGTTGCCGCTCAAAACGGCATGGCCTTAGCGCCTTATATGTTTACCGTTAGTCCAGATACTAAGATCAAATTAAAGATAAATAGTATTATATGCATAGTTAAGTCTGCTAAAGACGCAAGTGATATGTATATCAAACAAAGTACAGGATTAACAGTAGCAAATGCAACCAGTTCATAGACACGGAGATAAACGTTCATGTGGTGCCTCAACAGAAGCACAAGGATATAGTAACGTTTATGTAAATAATCAACCTATTAGTGTTGATAGAGATCCAAATAGTCATGGCGGTGGTGCTCTTAACGCACAATGCAAAAATGTATTTGTAGGCAACAAATTAGTTGTTGTCGTTCCAAACGATTCCGATGCAGATAGATTTTGTCCATTACCTGGACATTGCAATCCAAAATCAGATAGTGGTAGTCCTGACGTTTATATAGGACAATAACATGATTAAGAATTTAAAAGACCTAGTTATAGTAGCTCTAACTGTAGGGGTACTTACATTACTAGGTGTTATTATAATTGGTGACTATTATGTTGCCTTGCAAGAAAATAGACCAGTAGACGAATCAGTAATTACTTTAATGAAAATGTCATTAACAGGAATGATTGGAATTATTGCAGGCTACATAGGATCAAAATAAAATGAGTGTAGGTGATTTTAAAGACGGTTTAGAAGATTTTAATGATTATATCAACGGAACCAAAGTTGACATACCAACTGGTCAAGTTGATGTAGATGTTAATGATGGCACAATCACCGCACAAACTCAAGCATACAGTTTAAAAGAAATTATTTGTAGTTTACTAGCAGGTAACGGAATTAAGTTACCTAATTTACAAATATGTTTAAAAGTAAACCTTGGTAGACTAATACCAGAAATTCCAGAAGCACTAGCAGATCTAAGAGGAGCATTAGAAGATGCTGAAAAAGCTCTTGATGATTTTATAGCACACACAAATATTGATAATGCATTAGGTAGATTAAATTCTGCCGTTGCTGAATTTGCGGCCATTGCAAATATGATTAACTTCTGTGGTACACCAGTTGTTCCACGTGCTATTCCAAATGTTCTTAGAGATGCAATGGGTAGTTTTGTAGGAGCAGGTAAAGATATACTTGACACACTAGGAACTATGGCAGACGGTGACATAGGTGGCTGTATAGGAACTGATGGGAAATTTAATCCAAATTTATTTACGAGTGGTATCTTAAAACGTCTAGGTGATCAAGTTGGCAATCTTGCTAACTTACCAGCTAACATTCAACAAGGATTAATTGATGATTTAAATGCTTTTAAAACTGATATGGAAAACTTAATTGAATTTGAAAATAATTTTAAAGGTTCAAGTTCAACAGGTGGAAGTATATTTGCTCCTACAAATAGAGTAAACACAAATGTTGGTGTAGCAGTAGATAACGAAAATATGACACTAGCAAAAAGTCAACAATATGCTAGTAATTTACAATCATTGTATAACAGTTTAAAAGCATACGAAGTAGATGAAGCAGGAAATAATATATTTGCATATCTACTTGAACCAGAACTATTAGCAAAATTAGAAAACGACGGTGCTCCTACAGTAGCACTAGCAGAAAGACAACCAATATATGATCATTGTGGTAGAGTAACAGGCTATACACAAAGAAGTATTCAAGCAGTACAAGAAACAAGTGTAGGTGATCCAGAACAAACTAATACACAACCAGGATTGGCAGGATTAGCTGAAAGTGGTACAGTAGTTACATCATCACCTGCTACAACAACAAATTTAGGTGGCGGCGGTAGCACAAGCTCAGGCTCGTCAGCAAGTTCAGCAAGTGGTGCAATAACAAATACACAATTACAAACAACACTATCTAATTATGTAACAAGCACACAATTACAAACAGAATTAGCAAACTATCAACCTTCGATAGATTTGACTCCGTATGCTTTACAAACACAATTATTTTCAGGCAGTTATATAGATTTAACAAATAAACCAAACTTATTTGATGGAAACTATAATAGCCTAACTAACTTACCAACTATTCCAACAGACCTAAGCCAGCTAACAGATAATAATAATTTACTGTCAAGTGGTGGCGGTGGAAGTTATCCAACAAACCCAACATTTACAAGTGTAACAACAAATAATTTTACAGTCACAGGTACAGGCAACATAGTACTCGCAAGTGGTAATAACTTATCACTAACTGCAACACAAAGAGTAGAAGTAACAGGAAAGGTGCCAATGAAACTTGCAACAATGACAACAGTAGAAAGAAATCAAATATCATCACCTGAAAGTGGCGATATGATTTATAATACTGATATTAACAAGTTTCAAGGTTACGCCAATAATGCGTGGGTAGATTTAAATTGATAGAACGTGAATATATTGTTACATTAAAATCAGACGTTGATTATGCACAGTTTAATCAAGAAATGATTGCGTCTACTGGCGCAGGTGATATTCCTAATAGAACTGTAGATGTAGCAAATGCTAGACCAGGTAGTAAAAGAAATACACACTATGCCTTGAACGCATTAGAAGTAATTAAATTAAGAAAAGATTCAAGAGTAGATGCAGTAGAACTACCACCAGAGCAAGACGACAATTTAATTATTGAACCCCTTGCTATCCAAACAGGAAATTTTTCAAAAACAACATCAGATAGTGGCAATTATATGAATTGGGGTATGCGTAGATGCATAGAACAAAATAATCCTTATACATTCTCATCTCCAAGTGATGATCAATTTGCTTATACATTGGACGGTACAGGAGTTGATGTTGTAATCCAAGACACAGGTATACAAATAGGTCACCCAGAGTTTAATGATGCAGATGGTAATAGTAGAATAAAACAAATTGATTGGTATGCTGAAAGTGGTATAAGTGGTTCAATGCCTTCTGGACATTATTCAGATTGGAATGGACATGGATCACATTGTGCAGGAACAGTAGCAGGTCTAAATTATGGCTGGGCTAAAAATGCACATATCTATAGTGTTAGAGTAAATTTGTCAGGTGATACACAAGGCTTTCCAGTTTCAGGAGCATTTGATATCATTAAACTATGGCATAGAAATAAACCAATTACAAGTACAGGATACAGAAGACCAACAATAGTCAATATGAGTTGGGGAACAGGTACAGGGTTTGTTAATATTACAGGTGGTAATTACAGAGGAACAAATTGGACAGGAACTAGTAAAAGAGCAGACTATGGAATGATAGGTGGTGGATTTTTTAGTAGACATCCAATAAGAGTAATTAGTACAGATGCAGATGTGCAGGAATTAGCCGATGAAGGTATACACGTTTGTATAGCGGCAGGAAATTCAAGTCAAAAAATAGATGAAACAGGTGGTATAGATTATAATAACTATTATACTAATACTAACGGAACAAAAAATTATTATCACAGAGGTGGATCACCATTTGGTAATAACGCAATGATGATTGGTAATTTAGATAGTAACTTGCACAGTGGTGGACTAGAACAAAAAGCAAGTTCAAGCGAAACAGGACCAGGAATTACAGTATATGCACCAGGAACAAATATAATGAGTGCATGGACAAATGAGAGCGGAGGAAGTACATATCATGCTAATAGTAATTATAAACAAAATAATATTACTGGTACAAGTATGGCAAGTCCACAGGTTTGTGGACTAGGTGCGTGTATACTACAGTTAGAACCTTACCATACCGCCGCATCATTGAAACAAAAAATTAGAAACTTGGCAAGCCAAGATAATATATATTCATCAGGACTAGATGACGATTATTCCAACAGTAGATCCATACTAAATTCGGCGAATAAACTGCTATATACGCCTTTTAACAGTGGTTATCCTATAAAGACCAGTTAATGTACATAAAAGTAAAAAAGTTTAAAAAAACCAATAAAAATAACATTTCTTGGTTGACAAAAGAAGCTCTTGCCTGTATATTAATACTTAATAACTAACAAAAGAGGTAATTATGATTAAAGTAATCTTTACAATGGCGTTAATAATGGGAATGTCAAGTTCTGTATTTGCAGGACAAAAGGCAAAACATCAAACATCACTAGATGTTGCACAAGATGATCTACAACATACTTTGGTATGTTTGCCAGATAGTGCGACAGCTACAACAGATGGCGTAATAAATGAAGAAATGAGTAAACAAATACTAAATGCAAGTATTACAAACAACGAAACATCAATTTGGTTGTACACAAACGAGTATAACGTAAAACAAGATGTAGGCGGTCCTGATCATACTTGGATTGGAGTTAAAAATGTAAATGGTGTAGAAACTGTAGCAGAAATGAACTTTGTTACAATGATTCATACTATTACATCAACTTCAAATAATACAGTAGGTATACTTGTAAGTAAGTGTCATACACCTTATAAATAAAAGTATGAACGGCAATTAAAGGCTAATAGAGTAAAATAATATGAGAGCAACAAAATATGAAGATGGGATCAAAAGGATAAAAGCTAAGATCGAAGTACCTATGTGTATTGACGATGTTAGCACATATATCTTAAGTGCTTTTACTAGTAATATTGTTGATTTAGCAAAAATTCAGAAACTAAACAAAAGAGAATTATTGCAATTAGCAAAAGACGAAGTAAGAGACAAGGGTACCGGTAAAATTTCTATAGAAACTGTTGATAATGATACAAAAGTCATAGTAAAGAACTATGTAAAGCAGATGTTTCCTGAGTTACAATAGTGGGCGACGATTTAGATCTTATCAACAGATATGAGAAACTAGCTAATGATATTAATGATATATATCAGAAGTCAGAAGATCTTATAGGAACTTACACTTATGATGATGAAAGAGATACCTTCATTGATCCCTGGTCAAAGTTAGAAGAGGTACTTGGAGTAGATATATTACTGCAAGTGGCAAAGGTTAATAGACAAGTTCAAGACTGAACTAAATAAAATTATGCCGCTTTAGCTCATTTGGTAGAGCAACTGATTTGTAATCAGTAGGTCCGCGGTTCGAATCCGTGTAACGGCACCATTAAGTATTTGCCCTTGTGGTGGAATTGGTAGACACGCAGGTCTTAGGAACCTGTGTCGCAAGACGTGAGAGTTCGAGTCTCTCCGAGGGCACCAAATCGGGTTGTGCCGTAATACACACGTTTAACACTCACGGTTAAGTGTTAAGGACATATAACTAAAATAAAATACACACAAAGGATATTACAGGACAGGGCCCTTTTGAAACAAAGCCCAACGCAGGACATACAAAACAAAGACTAAATATAAAGAAGTACAAAATTACAAGAAGTAAATGAATAACATTGGAGTAAGCACTCAAGTAGGTTTATAGACGGTGTAGCTAGGAAAGGAATTTATGTTGAAAGAAATAATTTTAGCGGCGGCAAAGAAACACGCAGAAGCAGAAATTGACCTTCATAAAGCTAACATTGAGGTTTATATGAGGCAAGTAGTAGGTATTGGCGAACATTCAGACATCGTTGAAACGATCCAAAAAGAGCTAGATAAAATGGCTACTGCACATGACAGACTTGAAATGCTTAACAAATATTTCAAAGACTAAACTTTAGTTAACACATTTAGGTGTGTTAACTTTTTTTTGGGGGATTAGCTCAGTTGGGAGAGCGCCTGATTTGCATTCAGGAGGTCGCAGGTTCGATTCCTGTATCCTCCACCATTAAAAAAGAGATTCATATGGATATAATTATATACCAAAATAATACAGGTTCAGCACCAGCAATTAACTGGTGGTTATCACAAGAATTAAACATAGGTCCAGAACTATATGCATTTAATGATGGGTATTGTAGACCTAGAGGACATCACGTAGGCGGTGTATTAATAGAAGATAGTCAATCGCCTTATCATGAAAAACATAGAAAATCATTAACACTACTAGAAACAACAAATCAACAGCCTAGCAATGTACCGCAGAGTGTTGTAGTAAATGGAAAACTAGTTAAGCACAATCCAGCCCATGAAGGAACTATTGATGTAACAAAACCTTTTATTAAAGATAAAAGTAAATTTGATTATTTTGTTTGGAGTAACTATGGCGGCAATTTAGTTAATCCAGAAACTATAATCAAAGCAGACAAAACTTTATTAGTTGATAATAGTGTTGAAGAACAGATGTTTTTTTATATAAGCCAGTATGCATTCGCTTGGATTGAAACTCCAGATGATATTATTGAACAAACTGAATCATGGATACAAGAACATACCAGTGTTGAAAATTGGAAAGAAGTTTGGTATAAAAAATATCATGATGCTATGTTACGTAGATGGAAAGATGGAGATTTAAAATATATGTGGCAATTAAATTTTGCTCATAACGATTTAAGAACTGCATTAGAAAATGGTAAAGATGATATTGATTTTATTGATGCAGAAGATCATAAAAGACTATTTGAAGTAAAAAGCCAAGAAGCAGATTTTACAGAAACACTTTTCTCATATACAAATAAAGAAATAGATCATATTGTTGTTGGAGATGACTGGTTTACTAAAACAGAAGACATTATGGCATATTTGGGAATAGTTAATTCTTTTAGACTAAAAAAATATTTAATTGATTATATTAAAGTATATAAACAGAAAAAACAGTTATATACAGAAACATTTTCACAATATCTATAAATACTAATAGAATAGGAAAACATTAAAATGAGAAACGTATATATTATACTAGGATTGGCAACAATACTTACAATAGCTCAATTATTATTTGGGCCAGCAGTAGCAAAAGAAGTTGAAATGAAAGTATACAATTACGAAATTACTAGAGTGATTGATGGAGATACAGTAGCATTTGCGGCGCCATTTCTTCCGGCACCACTCAAACAAGAATTAAGTATAAGAGTATATGGAGTTGACACGCCAGAAAAAGGTTGGAGAGCTGAATGCGAATCAGAAGCCAAGTGGGGTGAAGAAGCATCACAGTTTACCAAAGATCAATTAAACAATGCTAAAAAATTACAAGTAGCGATTGCTAAATGGGATAAATTTGGTGGCAGAGTGTTAGGCGACATTATTATTGATGGTAAAAGTCTTAGACATATGCTTATTGAAAACGGCTTTGCCAGAGAATATTATGGCGACAAAAAAGAGACTTGGTGCAAACCAAAACGAAAATAATCTAGTCTTGACATTTCAGTAAAACAGTAGTATAATTAAAACTTAAATTGGGGGTGTAGCTCAGTTGGTTAGAGCGTCTGCCTGTCACGCAGAAGGCCGAGGGTTCGAGTCCCTTCACTCTCGCCATTAAGAATTGGAGAAGTAATGTATAAAGTATCAGCATACTTTAGAGATCACAAGGTTGTTGAAAAGTTTCACGATCTGTATGATGCAATAGATTTTAGAGATAGTGCAGATGCTAACTATCCTAAAAAAGTAAAATTTGAAAAGGTGAAAGATATGAGAGAATGGGTTTATGATTGTTGGAATAGTGTAATGGATGATAAGAGAAATCCATTAAGTAATATTCCAGATTTTAGTACACGACATATGATTATGCAAGTATTGGCATGGATGTGGTGTACAGTATTTGGCATTATTGTAGGTAGTATGTATATGGGTGTGTTCAGCATGGTATTACATACACTATTGTTAGGTGCTATTGCAGTTACAGTAGCAACATTTGAAACTGCAAAACGTAATCCTACAAAATTAATAAATTTTGCTAGTGGATATACTTCATATGGTCGAGGCAGAACATATACTATCTATAGAGATAAACATGGTAATGCACAAAAAGTTCCATTGGATCCAAATGATCCTGGAGGTGAACACGAGTAATATAAGGTCCGTTCGTCTATCGGTTTAGGACATCGCCCTTTCACGGCGAAAAGAGGGGTTCGATTCCCCTACGGACTACCAAACTTTAGAATTTCATAAATAACATATAATTAACTTTGAAAGAAATTCTAAATATGAAGATACGTTACTATCATAAAATTGATGGATGGAGATGGGTAGGATTTATTCTTGCTATGTTAAGTGCATTTCTTTTGTCAGGTGGTAATGCAGAAGTTCAATGGATTGGTTGGGGTATAGCCTGTTTTAGTTGTAGCATATGGGTTTATATGGGATATAAAGATAAAGACATACCTAGAGCTCTAATGGAACTTATGTATTTGTGTCTTGCAATCAGAGGAATAATAAACTGGATTCAATGAAAAATATAGAATGCCATCTGTGTGTACACAG